ATGAAATTTAAAAAATGTCTTCTGCCTGTGGCAATGTTAGCGTCATTCACTCTGGCAGGATGCCAGTCAAATGCTGACGATCATGCCGCCGATGTTTATCAAACCGATCAACTGAATACCAAACAAGAAACTAAAACCGTTAATATTATTTCCATTCTTCCCGCAAAAGTTGCCGTAGACAACTCCCAAAATAAACGGAACGCACAAGCCTTCGGCGCGCTTATTGGCGCAGTCGCTGGCGGTGTTATCGGCCACAACGTCGGTTCTGGCAGCAATTCCGGAACGACGGCAGGGGCAGTTGGCGGCGGAGCTGTAGGCGCGGCAGCGGGTTCTATGGTGAATGATAAAACCTTAGTGGAAGGTGTTTCTTTAACCTATAAGGAAGGCACCAAAGTGTATACCTCTACCCAGGTGGGTAAAGAGTGCCAGTTTACGACAGGTTTAGCCGTTGTTATTACCACGACGTATAACGAAACGCGTATTCAGCCAAATACCAAATGTCCTGAAAAGAGCTAATAATCAGGAGGAGTCATGAAGAAAGTTTTTCTTTGCGCCATCTTAGCCTCCTTAAGCTATCCGGCTATCGCCTCATCATTGCAGGATCAACTCTCTGCTGTCGCAGAAGCGGAACAGCAAGGTAAAAATGAAGAGCAAAGGCAGCATGACGAATGGGTCGCGGAGCGCAACAGGGAAATCCAGCAAGAGAAGCAACGTCGCGCAAATGCCCAGGCCGCCGCTAACAAAAGAGCGGCAACGGCAGCGGCAAATAAGAAAGCTCGTCAGGATAAACTGGACGCCGAAGCCACTGCGGACAAAAAACGCGATCAAAGTTATGAAGATGAGCTACGCAGCTTAGAGATTCAGAAACAAAAACTGGCGCTGGCGAAAGAAGAAGCCCGCGTTAAGCGAGAAAACGAATTTATCGATCAGGAACTGAAGCACAAAGCTGCGCAAACCGATGTGGTGCAATCTGAAGCTGACGCCAACAGAAATATGACTGAAGGCGGTCGCGATCTGATGAAAAGCGTGGGCAAAGCAGAAGAGAACAAATCGGACAGCTGGTTTAATTAATCGATGTTAGTAACTTCAAGCCTATGATTCTTGAAGATAAAAAACCCTCTGTAGTAACAGAGGGTTTTGTTCATTCATAGTGCAGGGATTAAAATCATTCCCACTCAATTATTTACGACAATCATAACCAATTGAGTGATAACATTTTTCCAAAACCAAATTTTTCCCGTACCGTTTTATATACCGTCACCGAAAATCAGTACCATGAAAAATGCCATGCTATCTGGTCAGGGTGTCGTACTGTTTTTCGCAGACTCTTCCGGCTTCGACAGCCCTGTCAGCATACTCTGCCAGTTGTCTGTTTCTCTCGAGAGATTTACTGAGCACGTCGGCAAGCAAAACTCCGGTGTCTGCGGCTGACGTCCCAGCGCCGACAATGGCGTTATACTGCCTGAGCTGCTCACGGATGGCAACGAGCTGTTGCTGCAACCGGCCAGCGCGAGCGGCAGCATCAAGAGCATCATTGCGCGCCTGGTCGATCCTCTGCTGCGCTTCACGTTCATTGATCGCTTTCTCCTGTTCGTAGTGATGACGAACTCTCTCATCTTCGGTTTTGCGGTCTTCTTTCGCCTGCGCATACCCGGCGTCGTACTGACGACTGCCGTGTACATTCCAGGCAACAACTCCTGATATGACCAGAACAGCAAGCACCGCCATGATAATCAACTGTTTCCGGTATGCTTTTACGAATGCCCAGATCATGCCGCCAGCACCTTACTGGCAGTGACGTACCGCGTGCGCCGGTCGTCGATGCCATTCCTGCCACCATTGATAATCAAAGTTACACGTGCAATATCGCCGGGATACTTCATGCAGCCTTTGCTGGAGAAGAACCACGCCGCGCTACGAGCCGCGTATTCGTCTTGCGTCAACAGCTCAGGATTCTCCAGCAGGTCCACTTTCAGGCCGTTTCCGCAGTCACGATAGTTATTCAAACCGGTAATCTGGATAAGTCCGCGCCCACGGTAATTCCAACCATCACCGGGAGCATTGTTCCCCATGCGTTTGCTATACACCAGATTTGCGATCGCGCGCTGTCGCTCAAGTGGCAATGGTGGTTCACCAGCACGGCGTCCCAATGCATTAGCCTGCCCTTGGGTGAGACGCCCAGCACGAACGAAGTTGGCCAGCCCGGTAACGCTGTAGTTGAAATTCTCCTGCAACCGGGTGAAGCCTCCAGACTCATGCCCGACCATAGCAATAAACATTGCCTGATCTTCGGGGTTGCTGATACCAAACTCTTTCATCGCAGAAGTTATATGCAAGAACCAGCGTGCGGCCAGCGCCTCGCTGATACCAGCAGCTCGCTGGAATTGTTTAATCTCCATGTTTAGACCTCGATATTTTGAAAATCTGAACAACGTTACCGCGTGTTTTAATAACAGCAGCAAGCATAACAGCGTTGATAATGACCTCAGGTAAATCCACAGCCATTGGCGTGCATAACCAGATTGCATAGACGACACGAACAGGAATACTGGCCGCAGCAACAATAAGGAAATAAGCAAGCCAGCCCCCCCATCTTCGGTGTTGAGAGCCATTACGCCGGAATGTGACAACGCGAATTGCTATTCCCGAACAAATAATCGCATTGGCAATAAGCAAAAAAAGCTCATGAGTTACCATTGTCTTTTCTCCCCGGAATTAACTCACGTGGATTATCTGAACGATGGTAGAGCCATATACCAATACGTACAGCGACAATCGCCGATACGAATGCTCCTGCAGAAAAGACGATCCCTTTCTCGAAAGAGTCCTGTGTGATGGTAGGGATCAGGCTGGCTATGCCGATAAGAATCGATGCTGCTGGTTTGTAAAAGAGAAGGCCGCAAAGAAAGCTGAGAATAGACAGGAGCACCCGGCGGCGGATCGGATACTCGACAGCAGAGGTAACAAAAATCACCGCTCCTGACAAAGCACCGAGCGCAACCTCTGGCGGAACGCCTACGATAACCGCAGCAAGAGAACTCATACTAAGCCACTGATTTAAAGCCCCATCTGTTAGCTGAGCTGACATAAAAACCACCGTTTAATGTGCATAAGACCCTCCTTAGTTGGTGAGTTTATCATACACAATAAACCATATATGGATTAAAGTTAATCAAGCAAAAGACTACCTCCCCAGGAGGTGGTTTAGGGATAACAATAAAAAGATGGCGCATTGAGCGCCATCATATTAATTATGTTTGTTTGCTGCAATGTTAATAAAATACCTTTCAAAAAAATGGAAGGTTAAACATGACACAACACAAAGAAATATAAAGACAATAGTTAGCTGAAGATAAAAAATACCACCACTCATAGGAAGGTTGTTTTCTTTCATTACTTTAAAAGCGACATAAAAAATCACCCCCTGAAGTAGATATATACTGTAACTAGCCTCTCCAAGCCTTATAAATCCCTTGGTTCTAAATAGACCAAATAGATCGGCACCTGAGCATACAGCAAAGAAACCTATCGCTGAAACAAATATGAGCTTTGTGCTAAGAGTGCCTGGTGAAAGTATAATAATGCTTAATATTGATGCAACCAACAAAATTTCTGATTGCAATTTTGTTATTTTCACCAGCAATGTTATTTCTTTCACCAACATACCAAAACAAAAAGCCGCCCATAAGTTTGCTTTGGCATCTGGGAAAAATGATGGTACAAAATACATGGATAAAAAAGTAATGGCTGAGATGAACTCTAACGATTTTTCTCTAAATAAGTAAAGCAAAGGAAGAATGAAATAAAACCCCCACTCCCACACAAGAGTCCATGTAACTCCAGCAGTTACATATCTTGAGTTAATCATCCCGTTTATATCTGGTCTTATATTCGTAAACCCACCGTCAAACCAATACAAATAGTTCTGATACTTCTGAATAAAATCAGATGGAAGCCCTGTATAATACAATATTACAACTATAGCCAAAAGTGATGACAACCAAGCCATTGGCAAGATTCTAAACAGCCTTCCCTTATACATTGAAATCCAGTCAACACGCTCTGAGTCTCTTATTTTCCCCCAAAATAAAAAAGCAGTAATCATGAAGAAAAAATAAACCCCAAGATTTCCTATATAGTACATAAATGATGATGTGAACCACCATTTATTATTTATGGTAAAATTCAAAAAAAAGTCCATATGGTCAAAGACGACCATTGATGCAAGTATATATCTTACACCTGTTAATTGCATATTTCTATGCAGCTTCACGCCTTTATCCATAAATGAGAATAAAGGCATGGAAAATATTAAAGAAACAAATAATATAGAACCAAAAACCCATATTGCTAAATATATGCTATTCTGCATGATTGACACCATTTTAAATATTTATATTTAAATTATCACACATAAATAAATATAACAATAGTGCCAATCACATCAGTTATTGATTAAACCACACTTAACCAACTTGAACCATTCGCAACAACTGGGCCAACCCCACCCGCAAGGCTGGTATTTGTGTTGTAACAGTGATTCCCTCTAACTGCAGTTGCGTTGCCAACATCCGCAAAAATACCAAACCCTTTAATCACCCAAGTGCCCCCTGAAACAGGTGTGGATGGTATAGCGGAGTTTCCATACTGCATATGCCCACTTATATTTACAGTGCCAGTTGTTGTAGTGAAAACTTCACCTGTTTTACTTGATACAACATTACCACCACAAACAACAGAATAGCCGCTAACCAGACTTGTTAATTTGTCTGGGTTGTTGAAAAATCCACCGATAAACTCAAACGAGGGAGTGGTATTGTCGTAGTTAACACCAGTACTTATAAAGCTATAACCATTAGATTGGGTTAATTTGTCGAAGATAACTTTCTCTACTTTACCACTAGACTTTCTGATCACCGCCTGCCCGGAAACCAAATCAATATTCCCCGAAACAATAACGGTGTTTATCTGCCCACGGGTGATACGAACTCCGGCTGCGTCCGACACACTGGTAGCAAGTAAGGTTTTATCGAAATTAACATTAAGATTGTCTATGCGACTATTGTCGGCACCAGCACCATCACCCCCTACCTCCAGAAAATATGCGACATCACGAGGGCACCGACATTCCAGATTGTAGACACGAACTGCTGATGAGCCAGCCGTCCCAGTGGTTACCGACACTACAGGCACAACTGCTGCCGAGTAGTTAGCCGAGATAACGCCGATTACAGCGTTATCGACGGTAACAGTACCAGTCCCTACTGTTTTAAATTCAATGGTTCTGTAGCCAGCGCCAGCAATTCCACCGACATTGTCGATATTCAGTGTTTTCACGTTGGTTTGTGACAGATTTGGTCCATCTGTCCACACCCTGATTACACTATGCTGGTAGCTACCATAAACACCATCTATGCTCAGGTGGCGAACAGGTGTTGTGCTGTTTCCTGCAACCTTTACTGCACATAAAGAATTAATGCCATAAATGCCCTTAACGTCGATGTGATTAAACGTTCCGCGCAACCCTAAATCGTAAGCAAGGTAATCCCCTCCGGTCATTGCAAACATGTCATCGCCAGTCGTACCGTACAGATCCCTTACGTAGGCATAATCAATAGGTGGCTGTAGATGAAGTCCATCAGAGTTGTTATTAAAACGAAGCCCTTGAGCATCAAGATATTGAACGTTGGCTACAAGGTAAGAATATTTTCTTGCACCTTTAATTTCCAGTCCACCACCTAATTTAACCCGCACTGCTGATGCAATGCAGATGCAATGCATTTCCATCCCATTCGAGGTGCCTCCCGTAGAATAGTTGTAGTCAACGGTCCCACCTCCCCATATCCCAATATAATCTGAGCGGTTACCAAGATCGGATGTGTTAGAAGCAAAACCTCCCGAGACTGTCCTGTTTGACAGAACATATTCCCATTTCTCACTTACAAATACCGGCCTCAGATTGCCAGACGCGCCTGAAACCGTAACGCCGGATTTAATTTCGATGTCGGTGTTATTAGGGACTATGATTGGCCCATTGACAAAAATAGTACCCTGATCTGCAAACACAATTCTCGTAATCGTGGACTTACCAGACAGATCGTTCAGCATGTTCTGCAAATTTGTAGAGTTAACGGTGGCACTATTTGTTGGTAAGACACCATAATCACTTACATAATAAATCCTATCTAATTTGTCTTTTACTGTCTGTAAAATCGCAAATGGTCCCTTATTTTTATATCCTGTTATTTTTGCACCATTGTTTGCTAACTCAATTAGAACATCTGAAGCCGAGCCTGATTCTGGCAAAACGGCAATTGGTCTCCCTACATCATTAAAAGCAAGAATTTTATTCGCTCTCTCTTCATTTGATGGTATCTGATCAACATAACTTTCAGGAACTCTTAGCGTCCTTTTGAAAAGGTTGTCGACATAATAGGCGACACTGTCAACATAATTTTTTGTTGCCGCATCCTGTGGATCTCGTGGGTCTCTAAGATTACGGATATAGTTGTTTAGCGCGTCGTACCAGTTCGCGATGCTTGATGGCTTACGCAGCGCAAGGCTAAACAAACTGCGAACCTGCTGAATCAACATCGTTAGCTTATCAAACGCATCCTCATGCACCTCAGCAAAAAACTTACCCTGATTGCGCAGATCAGTTTCCTGTGTAACCGGTAGCTCTCGTGATATAGAAATCCGATAACCGTTAGCCAACGCCTTCGACAGAATTACATTACCGCCGTTGTACCCTCCCGCACCAGTGACTGCGTAATCAGTATCAAGAGCCAGCACAGCGATATTTTCATCAAGGTCAAACACCTGTACTACCAGATCAGATTCCTGGAAAATCCTAAAGGTATAAGGGAATGAAGTCGTAACACCGTTACCTGTGTATTCGTTGTGGTCAACTTCTGTTGATACCGTCATGTTCAATCTCCGGATAGCAGAGGTTATATTCATCGGCTCTGTCAGCCATCGAGAGCAGTATGAGCTTTAATGACGAGCTACCTGGATCTGTCTCCCAGGCCCAATCTGTTGCATGTCTGCTCATGATTAATCTCCGCTATCAGCTTGAATGTTGTGGGGAGGAATTAATCATGATCTGCTTAATCTCTGCCCTGATACGACGGTTTGATTCCATGGTGCACTCAACACAGTGTCCGTTGTAAACCCAGCGTTCACTGTCATGTCCGTGCTTACATGGTTTTCCGGTGTAGTAGCGTTTAAGTCCGCGCTTTGCGGCATCAATACGTGTAATGATTTCCATGGTAAGCCCTGTTATTAGTATTGGGATTACGGTTATTTTGTGCTGACACAAAAAAAAGATCAACCAGATTTGGTTTTTTATTACCTTTGAGGTACGAATAGATATGAAAAGACCGCCGGGTGGCGGTCTACAGAGGGTTGTAGCTGGATATCATGAGTAGAAGAAGTATGCCAGTTCTGCTTTTGAGCGCAGCCATTGTCTTGTTTTACAGGCTTTAAAAAGCCCATTCATCAATACTTTACCTGGCATTTTTCGCTTACCTGTTAAGTGAGTCTGGATATAGTGACTCGTCGTTCCGGCTTCCTGTGCGAAGGCTTCACGCTCATCCGGAGTGAGTGCAAGCCAGTGCTTTTTGAAATCGAAATGTCCGTTATCGCTCATAGCTATTGCCTGATATTTATTTCAGATAATAAATATTCACCCATAAGGTAACAAAAATCAAGGGTAGTTACCTATGAGGTGCATTTACCTGTTGGGTAATATTGCTTTAAATTGAATCATCTACTGATTCATATATGAGGCGATTTTCCAGAAAATGAAAAGTATCCAGGACGTCCGCAGGCAAAATCTCAACGACTTGATCGACCGTGAATTCAATGGTGTTCAGACGCGGATGGCAGAAAAACTTGGAACTCAGGCAAATCTGGTAAACCGCTGGGCTCTTGGCAAGAAGGTTATCGGCGACCAGGTTGCGCGAAAAATTGAAGCTGCCGCCAATAAACCCCGTAACTGGCTTGATATCGATCGCTCGCTTTCTCAGGAAGGTTTTCAGCCTGTCGGCCCAAGCGACATTGGTCAGCTGGCGGCTCACAACCTGGAACGCTGGATGAGCGAAAGCCGCGACCTTTCAACACAGGGAAAACTTCACCGCGCATCCGGCGTCGCCCAGGTGACAATCAGCCGCCTGTTAAACAATGAGGTCAGCGTTTCCATTTCCACCCTGGAGAATGTTGCATCCGCATTCGGGCGTCATGGCTATGAATTACTGATTCACCCGCACGACCCTGCGACCATCAACTATGACCGCTCGCGCTACGCATTGTTACCCGAAACCGAGAAAGCAAAGATCGAAAGTTACATTGAATTTGTCATCAACCAGAACGAAAAAAACAAACAATAAAATCATATTTTTCAGTAAGTAAGCCGCCTTCTGGCGGCTTTTTTATTGCCTATACGATTACCTGGCGGGTAATTTTTTTAACTCATATCTATTGACATCAAACCAAATACGCATAATCATTACCTCAACGGTAACAGACCGAGGTAACAAATTATGCAGTGGAAAATCATCAACGGTTGGTACTGCGTTACTGCATGCGGATTCATGAGCTGGAAGTTCCGCACCTTACAGGAAGGCATTAAGTGGGCTTTCGTCAGCAAAGAAGCTCGCGATGTGGCCAACGATAACGAGATATGGGAGGGCTGATAATGAACGTTAATCAGCAGAAAAATCTTCAAAAAATCATGCTGGCATTCGACAAGGACTACCGCCTGTCAGAACAGCTATATGACCGACAAGTTGAACTGATTGAGAGTATCCGGCTTCATCAACTGGCCTCAACTTTCGACGTTGTAACAGGCAAAGGTGTTCGCCAGGAAGTACTGGAGGCCGCTAAAGACAGCCCTGAGTTCGAAGAACTAATGGATGCCTACCGGCGCGAGGCAATGGCAATTATCGCCCGCTGGGATCTGGCTGATCAGCTTGATGGGCAGAGGGACGCGGCATGATGCGGAACGCTGGAATCATGGATAGAACAAAATACATCGGAGGAAGCGATGTTGCAGGGATTCTTGGAATTAGCCCATGGCGCACCCCGCTTGAGGTTTATCTGGATAAGGTCCAGCCACGTGTCAAACCAGTAGACCCAAGCAAGCAGAAAGTTTTCACGCGTGGCCAGCGTATGGAGCCATACGTAATAGACCTGCTTTCTGAGGAAACAGGGATGGAAATCGTTCATCGCGGAAACCGCTATATCCACCGTGATTACGATTTTATTGCAGCTGAGATCGATGCAGAAGCAGCGTCAGGCGAGAACATTGAGATAAAAACAGTTAGTCCGTTCAAAGCCAAAGAATGGGGAGAAATCCAGACAGATGCAATTCCTGTGCATTACACGGCCCAGGCCATGCACGGGTTGATGGTTACAAACAAACAGGTATGCGTTTTCGGTGTGCTTATCGGTGGCGACGACTTCCGAATCTATCGGGTTGAGCGTGATGAAGAAACTATCCAGGCGATCTTAGAAAAAGAAATCGCTTTCTGGGACCGAGTGAAAAATCTTAACCCGCCGGAAGCTACCAGCGTAAGCGATGTATCGCTGATGTTTGAGAAAGAGGCCGGGACAAGTATCGAGGCTGACGGAAAGGCACTCGCACTATTCAACGATCTACGAGACATGAAGTCACGCAGAAAATCACTGGAAGAAGAAATAGCTATATCAGAAGAGAAGCTGAAGATGTACATGCAAGAGCACTCAGTCCTGACCCTGGACGGAAAGCCGCTCTGCACATGGAAATCTCAGATCAGCAACAGATTCGACCAGAAGCTATTCCAGTCAGTACACCCTGAGTTATTCGAAAAATTCAAAACAACAACGACACAACGCGTCTTCAGAATGAAGTAAGGAGAAAAAATGTCTATCAATGCACTTAAGGCAGCGGCTACCGGTAACCAAGTTGCACATCATAATGAGAAACCAACAACTCTGGCCGGACTTCTGGCAGACCCAAAAATTAAAGCTCAGATGGCTTTGGCACTTCCAAAGCACATGACAGCAGACCGTCTGGCGCGCATAGCAACCACAGAGATCCGAAAGGTTCCAAAACTTGCATCATGCGACCAAGCCAGCTTCCTGGGGGCAATTATGCAATGTGCCCAATTGGGTCTTGAACCAGGCGGAGCTCTTGGACACGCTTACCTGATACCGTTCGACAAACGCCAGAAAGTAAATGGAAGATGGGAAACCGTATCTACAGAAGCACAGCTGATTATCGGCTATCGCGGAATGATTGACCTTGCCCGCCGCTCTGGGCAGATCCTGAGCATCTCGGCTCGTACCGTACATACAAACGACAAATTCAGCTACTCATACGGCCTGGAAGAAACGCTCGAGCATTTACCTTGCGAAACAGGTGACCGCGGAGAATTAACGCACGTTTACGCCGTTGCACGACTGAAAGATGGCGGAGTCCAATTTGAAGTTATGAGCCGGGCAGACGTTGAGAAAGTTCGTGCACTGAGCAAAGCCGGTAGCAGTGGCCCATGGGTTGATCACTTCGATGAGATGGCTAAAAAAACAGTAATTCGCCGACTGTTCAAATATCTTCCTGTTTCTATTGAAATGCAGAAGGCTGTTGTTATGGATGAGCGCGCTGAAGCTGGACTTAGCCAAGATATCGTCCTGTGAGCAACGCTGCATGAGTGTGCTGCTAAGGCACTGGAGCAAATGATCAGGATGGTACTTATTCCTGGCCTCTGTTTCAGCATGGCTTTATCTGCTGGCATTAATTTTCAGAGAGGGTTGGATTAAGTGAGAAAGTTAAGCCGACTTGAAAAATATCACATGAACAAGGTTTCAATGCGCAGCCCTTCAAAGGTTGTTGCCGTTACTCCTGCGGCGATAGAGATCGAAAAACGCGCGATTGAAAGAGAGAAAAAAGGGCAGTTCCGCATTGCCTCCCACCTTTGGCTTCAGTGTATGGATGTTGCTTCTGGTGATGTTGAGCGTGCAAGGATCGCGGTTCGCAGGGACCAATGTATCACAAAAGGTAACGGCCTTCGCCGTGGCGACTATAGCGGCATAGGATGTTGCGGGGTGGTTTATGAATAAACAAAACAATAATATAAAAGGTAATATCATGAGCAAGGTAGGCGATTATTTCTTTGAATTTCCCGCATCACGAGGAACGCAGGGAAGCACTGTAATACTTATGATGACAGTACCAGCAAGAGCACTATCGAGAGTATTGGCAACCGACAATACGGGAAGTACCCTTGAACGTTCTCAACGTGAAATTAATCCAACCAGGGTAAAAAAGTTTTATCAATATTTAGTCAACGCTTACGAGAAAAAGGAACCATTTATTGTTCCACCATTGGTCGGAAATTGTAACTCAGAAATAGAGTTCCATGAGATTGGAAATACTAATGTCGGTTTAGCTAGATTTCCTATGGATGCAGAAATAAAATTATTTGATGGACAGCATCGTGCTGCAGGATTAGCTGAGTTCTGCCGTAATTATGGTGAAACAATTATGATTCCTCTTATACTTACGCATAACCTTCCTTTGAAGGCGCGTCAGCAGTTCTTTTCTGACATTAATAATAATGTTTCAAAACCATCTGCAGCAATTAATATGGCGTATGACGGACGAAACGATGTTGCCCAAGAAATGGTGTCTTTCCTGTCGCAACATGACACTTTTGCAGAAGTCACTGACTTCGAGCACAACGTTGTTCCGTCAAAGTCAAACATGTGGGTGAGTTTCAAAGCATTAAGTGATTCAACATCAAAATTTTGTATTCATAATGGAAAAAAACTAGAAATTGGTAACATCGAGTCAGTATGGGAATCATGGTTATGTCTTACACAACTAGAAGCAATTCGCCATGGTACAAAGCAATCAGAATACAAAAGAGAATATATCCAGTTTCATGCAGTGATGATTAACGCTTTTGGTTATGCTGTTCAGCAAATGATGGTTAATCACTCAATAAAAGAAATAATTTCAATGATTGAAACATTATGTGCAAATACTGACTTCGCAGAAAGAGAGAATTTTTTCCTAATGGATAATTGGGTTGGGATCTGCACGAAAGCAAGCCAGGAAAAACTATCAGTTATTGCCAATGTAGCAGCACAGAAAGCGGCAGCAAACAGGCTGATACAAGCCTTTACCAAAGGAAGTCTGGGAGCAGAACAATGAAAAAATACACGCTAATCTATGCAGATCCACCCTGGGTATACCGGGACAAAGCCGCAGATGGTAATCGCGGCGCTGGTTTTAAATATCCGGTTATGAGTGTGCTGGATATCTGCCGCCTTCCTGTGTGGGATTTGTCCGATGAAAACTGTCTGTTGGCCATGTGGTGGGTGCCAACACAACCACTCGAAGCACTAAAAGTTGTTGAAGCCTGGGGATTCCGTCTGATGACCATGAAGGGCTTCACGTGGATAAAATGTGGTAGTCGACAACCAGATAAACTAGTTATGGGTATGGGACACATGACTCGCGCCAATAGTGAAGATTGCCTGTTTGCGGTAAAGGGAAAACTACCTCCGCGCATTAATGCAGGTATCGTTCAGTCATTTACCGCACCGCGGCTTGAGCATTCAAGAAAACCAGATGTCGTTCGTGAAAAACTTGTGCAATTGTTAGGCGATGTTTCTCGCATTGAACTGTTCGCCCGCCAGTCGTCTCATGGCTTCGATGTTTGGGGTAATCAGTGCGAAGACCCGGCAGTGCAACTACACCCTGGATACGCGTTGGATATTGGCGGATTAACAAATGCATTCAGCAATGCTCCGCTGTCACCAACAGACAACCAGGGGCGGGAGCGTGCAGCATGAACAGGGCATCACCAGCAGATTTAAGGAAATGCCTTGAAACTGCAAACATGCTTGCACACAGCGGGATCAGGTTTGTTCCAGTTCCCGCTGTCACTGATGCTGAATTTGCAACGCTGTCAGCAATATTCGCAGACAAAATTGAATCACTGGCAGCAGAAGCCGAGATGGAAGAAAATCAGCAGAATAATTAA